ACCGCGTGGGCCACTTCATGTCGAATCGTATTATCCACATCCTTGTAAGGGTGGATATCGATGTGATGTGCATTGAGCATTATGCATTTATCACGATACATGCACAAGCCCAGAAATGGAAGATTAGGGTCAGATGTAATTCTGACTTTCCAATCTTTCAGCCCATTATCAGCCAATAATTTCTTGGCTAAATCATGGGACTGCGTTCTAGTTAGGAATATTTGTTCGCTCATTAGTTCCTCACATTAAATGTCGTATTTATCGCCATACTTGTCTTTCCACAATTGCCGTTCTTCGGAACGTGGAATGACAGCGAATCTGTAGGCGTGAACACGAATCACACAGTTAGACATATCAATATCCTTGTGATATACAAGAATACTGATAAGGTCCGATAGACTGCCAGAGAATACAAAACCATCTGACAGTGTAGGCTGAATCCATATACGGTCTGTATACACGTCTATGGAATCATTAGTGAGAGTCATCCGCGTAATGTTGGACATTACCTCTCCTCAGATTTGAGACACCAGAAGTCCTTCCAACCCATTTACTTGGACATTCTTGTATCCCTGTTTAATTGCCTCAGCTTTGATATCTGAGGCTACGAATTCAGAATTAGTGGAACCAATTACTCCACCGCCATCATTGTCAGGATTACCACCTACAACGAAGTATGCATCCTGAGCACTGACATGAAGTGTATCATGTAACATTAGTGACTCCTATTCAGCAGTATTTTTGGCCGCAGCGATGCTTTTCTTAAGCATTTCCGCAGCCTCAGGAATAGTGCAACCTTTCGCAACTACAACCATCTGGAGTGTAAATTCTGCTACGCCCAATTCAGCAGCATACTTGCGAAGCTCAACTTTATCAAGCTTCGTAGCTTTTTTGGTTCCAGTGGTTTTAATCGCCGCCGGTTTCACCGGCTTTACTTTGGTAGGCTGATAGTTGATATCTGCAATCTTAAGCTTTTCACGCTCCTCAGTTCTGAGCGTATTAGCCATTTGATTGAGATATACTTGAATGGCCTTCTGAGCGTTATTCGCTTCTACGATTTTCTCGTTATACTCGAATATAACGCCTTTGAATTTCTCGAATCTTTCCATCAATTGCTGAGCCAATACGAATGGCTTATTAGCAATCTCAGGATTATTATCAATCTCTGCTTTCAGATTGATAATGCTGACAGTTTCCGCGTTGAATAAATCCGTCCGGACTTGCACGGTATTATCCACGCGCGCGGCCTGCTGTAACGCATTAGTCACTACATTCTGAGTCTGCTGATTAGCCTTTAATTCAGCAGTAGCCTTAGACTCAGCTTCCCAGCAGGAATCACAGAACCACATATTACCGTAGTGAACTGTGATTTTTACAGGGTTTTCTTCAGTATGCTTTTTATCGCATACCTCACATTCCCCGTAATAATCTTGACCTTTCCTGATTCTTTCCATTTTCACTCCTGAGGGTTATTCTGAAAATAGTTAATAATATTGTGTCCACTTTTGAGGACTGGACCTAATGGCAGTATAGTGCAAGATGTATACCATACTACTAATAGTGTGACAAAATTTGTCACCACAACCCCTTGGGGTCGATTACGATTTTGGTGTGGTAAATTTACCACAAGTGTGGCCGATTTACCACAGTCAAAATGACACAGCGAACAAAAAGCGAAGATAATATTAGTGTTTCGCTTTCGCATATTATCAGGTCGAAAATATTATACTATTGTATAGTTCTCAATTGTTTAACATTATCGGTGTCGGGGAGTTTCCCTACTGTTTCCTGTATCATTCCTGTATCATTCCTGTATCTTTCCCTACTACCGGAAGCGGCCTAAGTGCCTCATTCGCAAGGAGTTAGGGCGAACCCCCTCTCTTTCCGTTAGGTCGATACCACCATATTTAGACGTTTTCAGGTGGGGTATTATTATATTATTATTTATTAAAAAAAAAAAAAAAATTAAAGAAAGAACACCGAACCCTACACTAAGCCGAAAACCACTAAATCGGGTGGGTGGCCTATAGGGGAGTCTGAGGGGGGTATCGCTAAGTGCTTCATTTACCGGCAGTTAACCCGACTTCGGCATACAGGAAAGACACAGGAAAGGCACAGGAAACTAGCAGGAGAAATACAGGAAACTCCCGAATTGGGGTTCCGGAAGTATATCTGAGTCAATCGAAAAATTACAATTGCTCTGAATAATATGGTGATAGAATATAATATTATTAGAATTGGAGGCGATTAGCAATGGGAAGTCTCGCGCTTGCGCGAGAACATATCGTAATAGAGCTACGATTGAATATGAGAAGGGAAAACGCGCGGGGAATAGTGGAGTGGCCGGAAGCTAAACCGACGCGCTCATATTCGATTGTGGCGAGACTTTCGTGCAGGGGCGAAAGTATTGTTACAGAGTAATAATATTATTAATAGTATGATTAGCATATAACTTTTTCGCGTAGCGAAAACCCTCGATTAGCAATATGTGCGATTAGCAACTAGCGGGAAAACCCATATTGCTATGGGTTCATGCAGTATCGGGCCACAATTCCCATGAGGATTACGTAAACCACGCAGCCGATAATCAAAGGCCAGTCCATAGTAGTATGCTCCTTGAAAGTGGGGCGGATTTGCTGTCTCCGCCCCGTGGTATTACTCCGACGCTGCCGACGCTGCGAGCAAAGCCTCGACTTGCTTGCGTGCAGTGTCTTCCGGAATACCAAGGCGGATGTAATCGCGAATCATCCTCTCCTTGATATCTTCAGGCGACACTTCCGATGGACGATACGGAAGTAGTGCAGCCTGATACGCATTGCTGCGCGCGTTGGCCTTGAGAACATCGTTTACCATGCCGACGATGTTCCACTTTTTCTCCGCGATAACGGAATTCGCTTCCGTCTCGTTTTCGACTTGAGAGTAATCGAAAGCTTTTTCGATTTTCTCTCCGGCCTGCGGATGGCCTTCCGGAATTGCGAACGTGAACTTGCCGACCAGTGTTTTCATACGTCTCCTTCAGTTAGGGGCGGAATGCCCCATCAGTAGAGACAGCTTACCACAAGTCGGGCCGTTTGTCAATACCTTTTCTCTAGCTCACCTCACTTTCCGGTATCATCCGGCCCGTTTGCGTTGGGCCGTCCATGACATATACTATAGCATAGGGAGTGCCAAGTCTACAATGGAAGGCTTTCGCTTCCGGAAGTCCCCTAAGTCCCATGTTATCAACAACTTACATAATGCGTAGGCGAAAGTGGTAGTCTGCGTGTGTGACACCTTTTGTCTACAAGTCTGACACTAAACGGCAACTCCTTTGTTTTCAATAACTTATAGGTGACATTTTGTTGTATACCACATATGGGGGTGTCATATACCCGTATACGCATCCTGTAGTGGTCCCATGTTGGCATGAAATTTGCGGCCCATAGCAATTAAATGTCTTGGGACATTTTTATCTATAACCTATAAATAAAAGTCTCTCAGGAATCATCATGAAAATAAAAGAGACTCCTTATTTAAGAACCTATAATATTATATACAAAAAGAAAAGTTGACTTTCAGTCCTATATGTGGTAGTCTCATCTGGGATATAGCGGACTGAAATATGGACTTCCATTATTAGTTCGCTACAATACAATCGAGGAAGCCAGCAATCGGTATGGAGGAAAAAGTATGCCAGTGAATCTCACAATCACAGCAAAATCTGGTCCGAATATCCAGAATACTGCGGCTGTTTTCAGTAACAAGCCTGGTATTCTGTTTCTTCCAGACCGCAAGATTTTGCAACTGTTCGATGGTGGAGATACAAATTCTCCGCCGGAAAAAGAATTCGACCTTACCGGCGTCACCACGGTTACATGCGTGGTGTCAGGTAACAACTACAATTTCACCATCTCTTAGTTTCGCGTAGGAACTATATGGCGATGGGAATAGTTTCGGATACTGAGTTCGATAAGGAATTAACGAAAGTTAATCCTGAAAAGCCACGTGAGGTATCGAATTCAGTTCCGGTAACTGGAGAAGTTGTAGACATGCCCACTAAGGGTAGGGGTGTCGGTAACGTCGAAGTTCCTGACAGTCTACGCAAAGTAATAGGTGAAACTGCTATCACGGAAGGCAGGGACCAAGCTGTAGAATTAGCAAGACAGTTTGGTATCTCACCATCTTCAGCCTCAGCATATAATGTTGGTGCAACATCTACCGCATCATATGATGAGCGTCCAAATCAATCCAACATAATTAAAGCAAAAGAAAAGATTTCAAAGCGGGCGCGAGGAAAACTCATGTCCGCTTTGAGACATATCACTGATGAGAAACTTGGTGGTAGTAATGCGAAAGAACTCGCAGGAATCGCCAAGGATATGTCAGTGGTATTTAAGAATATGGAACCCGAGGGTCCAAAGACTCCAGCGAATACTGGTCCTACATTTGTATTTTATTCACCACAGTTTCGTAAAGAAGAACACTACGATGTAGTGACCGCGAAGGAGTAACATGCCAACGGAATTAATTTCGTTAGGAACTTTCGTGACGATGGCACAGAATGTAGTGTTCGCACTACCTGCACGTCAAGTAAGGATATTCACGAATTCAGCCGCGCCAGCATTACAACAGTCAAATGACATTACATTCGCTACGAGTGTAGCTGTCACATTGACTGATGGAATGGCAGACTTAGCAGGTGGATTTCTGCGAGCTACTGCTGTCGGTGGCGCGTTGGTTCGGATAGTTCCTGTTTAATACCATGAAGATTGCACTCAAGGCGTATAACCAATTATTCGTGTGCGCCGAATTGGGTGGTGGCATCCATTACGATAATGGTGTAGCTATCAACTGTAATCGTGCAGCGCAGAATATCTGGGAAGAATTCAAAGAAATATCATTACCTGAAGGTGGGTTTGCATTACAGACCTATTCGGGTAACTACGTCTGTGCGGAAGATGATAAAATTCATATTTCCACAGATAGAACTGCAATAGGTCCGTGGGAAGCTTTCAAATGGGTTGGGAATAAAATCCAAACTCATCATGGAACTTTCCTTACCGCGAGGCTTGATTTACCAGATGTTCCCCTGATGCAAACAATGAATCAGGATGTCTGGGAAGAATTTCAGCGTATCCCATTAGAAGCACCAGTTCCTATTCCGGGTATTAGACAGGGAATAGTTAGAACTGATGGTCGATGCGCTATCGATGATACAGGACTATTTCATCCATTAGGTGTTACATTCTTCTGGGCACTATATGGATGGAAATTTGAAAGAGACCGAATCCATGAGCATCTTACTTGGCTCAAACAATATGGATTCGATTATCTTAGAATACTCGGAGAAGTTAATTGGCAGGGTAGGAGTATCCTTCCATCCTGGCCCGACTATGAAAACATACTTCGTGAGTTTGTAGATACAGCTTACGACCAGTATGGAATGCGTAGTGAAATTACATTAGTCGGCGGTAAGTATAACGACCATAGAGGCATGGAACAAAAAGTTCGTAATGCTATGGTCGGAGCCGAGAATAAAGTAATGCACTATGAAGTCGCCAATGAATATGGCAGACTTGATAAGATTACTCCTGCTGATTTGGTGGATGTGGGTCGATATTTAATGGCTCAAACACCAAATCTAGTAGCACTATCCTCTCCTGATGGTCCTTACAGTGGCATGATTAGTCTCAGTCAAATGGCTGGGGTTAGCATGTATACTGTTCATACGCGCAGGTCAAATCACGATAATAAGTGGTCCCATGTAAGACAGGGATATGACCTGAAAGAATTCCCCAAAGCTACTTCCAATAATGAACCACAGGGTCCACAATCTTCTGTCGCGGAAGATAGTGACCCATTACGTCTAGCAATGGCACGCGCTACAGGTATTGTTTGTTCTGGAGCTTTTTACGTATTACACGTAGGTCAGGGTGTTACTGGAATTGCAGACCCAGACCACGGTAGACCACAGAATATGTGGGAAGTTCCGGGTATTAACGAAATAATGAAGCGCGTCCGTAAAGTAGATGTATGCCTACCTCAAGGAATTGAGAATTGGCAAGTAGTGAATAATGGCCGTTCTAATCATCCACTACCTCTTGACCCACGAGTTAATCATCCTAACGGTGGATTTTGGGAAGGGTCCGGTCCGGGTAGTGTTAATAAGAATTATGCCACAATTAGTGGTAATCGATTTGTCGAAGTATTAGATGGCGTTAAGAATCCGGCTGAATCCGGTTCTACATTGTGTGGGACTAGTCGATTAGTCGCGAAGATTAAAGCCACTGATGTTCGTGACTATTCTTCTGACGAATACAATGTTTCTGTTAATGGAACTCTCAACCTTGAAGGTCGTAATGACACGATGGTTGGGTATGTTCTGAATGGAAACATCTAATGGCAATGTGGGGAACTCATAGAGCGTTAATGAATAGAATTGCCATTAGGCAGTTCAGAATTTACACCGCCGTGGTTTTTACGACGGGATTAATAGTAGGAGCCATTACATGCTTACTCGTAGAGAACTATTACAGCGATTCGCTGCTGTCCCTTTTGCGTTAGGTGCGAAGCTAAATGTCATACCTTCTCCAGAAGTAAAAGAACAAACTAAGAAGATGGCATTTGATAAAGGGTTCTGGAAACCCAATAAGAAGCAGGAACAATTCCTAAGTCTTCCTACTTCAATATTCGAGGGATTCTACGGGGGCGGTAACGCTTCTGGTAAGTCTGACGTTTTACTTGTATATGGATTAATCCATAGGTGGCATGAAAATGCTAAGTTCAAACAAGTATTCATGCGTCGGACTTTTCCGGAACTTAGAAATGAGATAGTTCCACGTTCGCGCGAAATTTACCCGAAGTTCGGGGCTACTTTTAATAAGACGGACATGGCGTGGACGTTTCCACGTATGGACCAGTTCGGTGGAACTGGAATGTCTAATGCCGGTGCAATGATATTCCTCGGACATTGTGAGGAAGAAAATGATGTTCACAAATATGACTCAATGGAAATTAATCTCTTTACTCCGGACGAACTCACTTCCTTTACTGAGTATATTTATCTCTATATTGGTTTTACTCGCGTTAGGTCATCTGACCCTACAAATATTCCCGCAATAATTCGTGCGGCAGGAATGCCGGGCGGAATAGGTCATACATTTACTAAGAAGCGATTTGTTCAACCTGCACCAGAAGGTGGGAAAATCATTCTTGGTAAAGGAAACGTAAAACGAATTTATATTCATGCAACCGTTGCTGATAATCCTAACGCTGACCCTGATTATTCTGCACGTCTTGATGGTATACCATCTGAGGCTGAGCGGAAAGCAAGGAAGTTCGGTGATTGGGATGCATATCAGGGACAAGTTTTTGATGAATTCCGTGATAAGAATTATCCTGATGAGCCTCCTAATGCTTTACACGTAGTTCCACCGTTTGAAGTACCTTCATGGTGGCCCCGTATGATTATTGGGGATTGGGGATTTGCCGCCATGAACTATGTAGGCTTCTATGCAATATATCCCCAGAAGCGACTTTATCTCTACAAGGAACTTTATTGGTTAAAAACCAAGATTGAAGATTGGGCACCAGAAGTCAAGGATGTTGCGGAAAGAGAACATCCAAGAATTCTAGCGTGGTGTAAATCAGTATCGCAAGAGCGAGGACAAGAACACACTATTCAGCAACAAATTGAAGCTGCTATTGGTAGACCGATTGAATTATCGAATAATTCTCCCGGTTCGCGAGTAGCTGGCAAACTATTACTACATGAATATCTGAGGTGGAAGCAGAAACCAGTAATTCCACCACAAGATATGCCAATTTATTCTGAAGAATATGCAATGTGGGTTCTTCGGAATAAAGGACTTATCGATTATAAGGCATATTTAAGTTTATTCGACCCTCCACAAGAGGAAACTAATCTTCCTAAGCTCCAGATTTTCTGTTGCGAGGAAACTAATCATGATGGGCATCCAAATTGTTGCCCTATTATGATTGATTCCATCAAAGCTTGTAGCTACGACAAGAAAGCTACTAGTGGTAAACCTGCTGAAGACGTAGCAGAGTTTGATGGTGACGACCCATATGATGACATTCGTTATGCCTGTGACAAGGCTGAAAGATATTTCGAGGAATCTATAACTGAGTTCGAGAGAATTCAGAAACAAGAAGAAATTACTCGTAAACTCCAAGCTACTCAGGATTTTACGGCATACTATCGAAATATGCGAATGGTCGAAGCACAACAAAAGATGCAAGTTGTGAGTCGATTTCATAGAAGGAGAAGGGCATAATGTTCCTACTAGACTGGTATAAAGAATACTTACAAATAAAGTATGAATCTCGTAAGTTGAAGAATGAAGTTGTTGTCGAAGAAAAGGTTTGTCAATCTTGTGAGACACTTCGACAGCAACTTGAGTTTTCAAATTACGAGAAAACACAATTACTTAACAAACTATTAAAAGAGCCTGAACCTGTTAAGGATAATCCGGCTCCACAGATTACAAGGCCACGTTCTATTCCTTGGCATGTGCGTAGGCAACTATTAGAAACTGAAGATAGGGAAAAAGCTCAGCGATTGAAGAATGCGGCAAAACCTGATTCTGAAGTTGTGAAAGTTTCAACTGAAGATTTAGAGAAAGACTTGCAAATTGCCGAACAAGAACGAGAAGGACAAGCCGCAGGATAAAAATAAAGCTATTGATGACTCAATGCAACGTGCATACTCCAAAGTTTCTAAGGAGATGCCGGGCATTAAGCCAATTTCTGTAAGTTCGTCTACTTCTGGAATGCTTTCCAAAATATTTACTCCACGCGGAGCTAATGCTGTATCAAATCCTTGGTCTGGTAACATGATTTACAATCCTTCTATGTTAGAAGGTGTAAATCAGTTCGATAAAGAACAGATAGTTGCTCATGAGATGACACATACCGGGCAAATGCAAGATATGCCTTGGTATAAAAAGATAGGTGAGATGCTTTTCAACCGTGGGAATGTTCCGGAAGGAATTCCTGCGACTTCAAATCTAAATAATCCATACTACTGGCGTCCACATGAATTAGAAGCATATCAAGCAGAAAGAGATAGAGCCACGCGCTTGAAAGTTCCTGATTATGTAGACCCAATTACAGGTCGAAGGGATATTGCACTACATCCTAAATACACTCCACACGTAGAAACTGGACCATCATCTGCGGCATTAAAGAAATTGCAGGGACAAAATGCCCGTAAGTGAATATTTCAAAGGTCATGGCAAAGAAGTCATGACTAAAATGAAAAAGAAATATGGTGGCAAAAAGGGACAACAAGTCTTTTATGCTACTGCAAATAAACATGGATTGGATACTGGCCCCTCAAATGACGTTAAAAAGAAACATGGAGTGAAATAATGCCTCTTGATGTTATGCCGGGTGGCTACAATCCAATGAGACTTCCACCTGTTCAACGTGAATGGGGTGGTGGTGGAAGACCTAGAACTCCTGGTATTGAAGGTCGTCCACGTAATTTTGTTAATAGTCATGGTCCTGGAAGTGGTGCGCCTCCTACTGCACCGGGATTTAATATGGCAAATTCTTCTGGTGGTAATACACCGGGAAATTTGCCATTTGGAATGGTTAATTCGTCAGGTCCGGGACGTGGAAATCTTCCACCTATGGGTGGTGGATTTGGCGGATTCGGTGGTGGGGGTGGATTTTCATCAATGATGAATCCCAATATGGTGCAGGGACCATCATTTATGCAGCAACCATCAGGCGGATACGCACAAGAACGTCCAAAACGTGTCGGTGGCGCTGGTGGTATGGTTGACCCTAACTTTCGACGGATGATGGATTTCAAAGCTGCTGGTGGTATGGGTTCCTCAATGGCTCAGCGTCCGGGTGCTAATGCACAATATGGACCGGGTGCATTCGGTGTTTCTCCATCTCTCTACTATCAGCATTTCGATAATCAGGGGATGCCACTTCCAAAACAACAGCCACAACAGCAAATGGGTGGTGGCGACCCTATGCAAATGATGATGCAAATGATGCCATTTTGGCAGATGTATTCTCAAATGCTTGGAAATAGGGGTCAACAGGGATACTAATGTCGAAGAATATCCCAGACGACGATATTCAGCGGCTCCTTAAAGAAGTAGTAGACCACTTCGATAAGGAAGATATGGCTGTGCGTGAACGACAAATCCGCACATGGCGTAGGCTGAAATTATTCTGGGAAGGCTTCCAAAAGGCTTGGTATTCCGAGGTAGCTCACGATTGGCGTATATGGGATGAGTTGAATGATGGGGATGATACAGACCAATCATACTACGATAAGCCCATTAACGTATTCCGAGCTTATCTCGAATCCATTATTGCTGCTCTTAGTGTTACTGTTCCTCCTATCAAGTGTTTTCCTGATGACGCTGATAGCACTCTTGATTTGTCCACCGCGAGAGCAGGAGATAAAATTGCCCAACTGGTATATCGTCACAACGATGTGCCTTTGCTTTGGCTTCATGCTTTGTTTATCTATTGCACTGAGGGTATGGTAGCGTGCTATTCATATCCGAAGTCTGACGAAAAATACGGAACCTACGATAAAAAGAACTACGAGAGTGTTGATGAAGTGCATCAATATACTCGTTGTCCTGAGTGTGGTTTCGAGATGGATGACGAAGTAATTTCGCCTGAAATGCAGCCTCAAATAGATGCATTAAAGGCTAAAGCTGAACTAAATAAAGATAAATATTCTCCTGATGATGAAGATGTAATCATTCAGGATATGCTTCAAAACGAGGGGGAAGATATGTGTCCCGCTTGTTTAATGCAAATTGCTCCTGAGTTACAACGTGAAACATTAGTTGTAACCAGACTCGTGGGAGTTACACAGGAGCCAAAAACTAGAGTCTGTTTAGAAGCATATGGTGGGCTATACGTTAAAGTAGCCAATTATGCAATGAAACAGGCTGATACTCCTTACTTAATATACGCATATGAAACGCACTACGCACTTGCAATCGAAAGATACTCACATCTCCACGGAAAGAATGCGCTTACTGCAAAGAAAATTGCAGCAGCGACGGGACCGCGTGACCCATACGAACAGTGGGGAAGATTATCGCCACAATACCAAGGAGAATATCCCCTCAATACTGTCACTATTCGTAATTGTTGGCTTCGTCCATCTGCATTTAACATTCTCTCGCGTAAAGAGGATGTGGACGAACTTAAAAAGAAGTATCCAAATGGGGCGAAAGTCGTTCTAGTTAACGATGAATTTGCAGAAGCCTGCAATGAGGATTTAGATGATTGTTGGACTCTTACTCACAATCCTCTATCAGACTATATACACTTTGACCCCCTTGGCTTGCTACTCGTCAGTATTCAAGAAATTACTAATGACCTCATATCGCTTATACTACAGACTATTGAACATGGAATCGGGCAGACATTTGCTGACCCTGGTGTATTAAACTTCAATGCATACCGCCAGATGGAATCTACGCCGGGTGGTATATATGAAGCTACGCCAAAGTCCGGCAAAAGTATCGGAGATGCATTCCATGAGGTTAAAACGGCAACTTTGTCACCAGAAGTTATGCCATTTGCACAGAATATCCAGACTCTTGCGCAATTAGTATCAGGCGCACTTCCATCACTATTTGGTGGTGCTGTAGCAGGTGGTGGAACAGCATCAGAATATTCTATGTCTCGCGCGCAAGCGTTACAGAGACTACAAAATACTTGGAAAATGCTGACTACATGGTGGAAGCAAATCTTTGGGAAAGCTATTCCCATGTTCATCGAAGAAACACATGAAGATGAACGTGATGTTCAGCGCCTAAAAGATGGCTCTTTCGTCAATGTATTCATTCGTAAGGCAGAAATGGAAGGTAAGATTGGGAAAGTAGAATTGGAAGCTAATGAAAATCTTCCAATGACTTGGTCCCAACAAAAAGATATTATCATGCAGCTTTTACAGTCTGCGAATCCTGAAATTCTGGCTATTCTCGGTTCTCCTGAGAATTTGCCAGTTATTCGGGAAGCAATTGGACTTACCGATTTCTATGTTCCGGGTGAATCTGACGTTGAAGCAACATACGATGATATTAAACTACTTCTGAATAGCGAACCCATGCCAAATCCGCAGCATAATCCTATGGACCCAATGTCAGGTCCACCGGAAATGCCATCAATAGAAGTAGACCCTGATTATTCAGACCCAGAAATTGGGTTCGAGATTGTTAGGAAATGGGTTAGAAGTGAAGCTGGTAGACAAGCAAAAGTCGATAATGAACCCGGTTATCGCAATGTCTTGTTATACGGCAAAATGTATCAAATGTTGCAACAGCAACGTATGATGCAACAAATGATGATGCAAGGTCCACCCCAACAGGAGAAAGGTGCTACTCCGGGGGAAAAACCCAATCAGAAGAAAACTAAAGAAGCACCCATAACTGGAGAAGAAAATGTTGCAACTGTTTAGACTTCCTATTTACTACAGTCCTGAAGCTCCTGTCGGAACTGGTGGTGGAAGTAAAACCATCGGTGGTGGGGCTGATATGTCCAAAGAGGATATGATTAATTTCCTTGGTGAAGATGATACCAAGGAAGAAGTCATAGACTTAGAGGAAGGTAAGCCAAAACCGAAGGAGAAAGAGAAAGAAAAGGAGCCTGAAGGAGAGGAAGAATTAGAAGAAACTCCTGAAGGTGAGGAAGAAGAAATAGAAGAAGCCGACGAATTAAAAGAGCTTGAGGAAGAAATTGAGCCTCCATCTGAGGAGCAATTAGAATTAGTTACTCCTGTCAGACGGAAGGAAATTCTCAAGAAATATCCCTCACTCTTTAAGGATTTTCCTTATTTAGAGAAAGCCTACTACAGAGAACAACAGTTCACGGAACTACTTCCTACTATTGAAGACGCAAAAACAGCCGTCGAAAAGTCTCAGGTTCTCGATAGATTCGAGAGCGATTTAATGTCTGGTTCTACCGAAACAGTTCTCAAAGCTGTTAGGGAAACCAATCCTAATGGATTCTACAAGATTGTAGATGACTATTTGCCTACTCTCGCGAAAGTTGATGAGAAAGCATACTATCATGTGATTGGTAATCTCACCAAGCACACTATCGTCTCAATGGTGCAAGAAGCAAGGAGACTTGGTGTGGGCCAAGACAATGAGAATAAACCTCTACCGGGTAATGCATTGCAAAATGCTGCCCTTCTACTGAATCAGTTTGTTTTCGGAACAACTGAATTCAAAGCTCCTTCACAACTAGCAAATAATGAAGACCCGAAGGAAAATTCTCGGGAAAGACAGCTTGCGGAAAAGGAACAAACTTTTGTCCGCACACAATTTGAAAACACGAGAAATGATTTGAATACTCGTGTTAACAATACGCTCAAGAATACTATCGATGCGAATATTGACCCTAAAAAGTCAATGACAGATTACGTGCGCAAGAATGCAGCGCGTGATTGCATGGATAATCTTGAGCGTGTTATCAATCAGGATTCACGTTTCAAAGCACTTCTGGATAAACTCTGGGAAAAAGCATTCTCAGAAGGATTTTCCAAGGAGTCTGCTGATAGAATTCGCTCGGCCTATGTTAGCAAAGCTAAAACAGTGTTGCCTGCACTCCTTAAAAAGGCCAGAAATGAAGCTTTGCGCGGCACAGGTCATCGTGTAAGGGAAGATGCAGAAGAAACAACGACCCGAAGGGGTCCAGTTACACCGGGAAGGCCACGTTCCCAAGAAAGACCTACTGGCAAGATTAAAGAAGCCAAGGATATTCCGAGAGGAATGTCCACACTAGAATTTCTAAACTCGGATTAGCCGAGAAGTAGGAGAAAACATGGCTGTTGTTGAAGCTCAAGTAGCGGCTTTGGAATTGGAGAAAGTCCTTCCAAAGATTCGCGTATTGTTTGAGCGAGATGACAAATTCTACGCCAATATCAAGAAGCGTGACGTAGAAAAAATCTCGAACAGACAAATGCGGGTTCCGCTTGAACTTCGACCCGGTGGAAGCTTTCAGTATTTCAATCCTGACGGCGGAGACCTGGGACGGGGTGGCGGTCCTACTTTTGACAAAGCTGTTGTTACTTGCGTATTCGTGAGCGAGAACATCGAATACACCAAGTTGACACAGTGGTCAACTGACGACGAAAGAAAAGCTATCACCAATGGAGTTCGCAGACTTACTGCAACTGCATTGGATGAACTGCGTAGACAGTTAGACGCTCAGATGATGCAGGATGGAACTGGTGCAGTCGGCACCATTTCTGCTGTATCTACTGCTGGTGGCGTTGACACTTATACTCTTGGCACTGATGGATTCGGTGCAAAGCTTGTCCGTTTCGGACAGACCATTCAGGTATTCGATGCTACACTTGCAACCTTGCGAGGAAGTGGCCTCATTACCAAGTGGGATGTTGCGAACAAACAAATCGATGTAACACCAGCTATTGCAGGTGCAATTGCAACTGATAGACTGGTTGTCAATGGTATTGCTAATCCTGCTTCTCTGCCAGCGTTGTATGGTGTGCCTTATCATCATTCAAACGCCAGCGCAGGAACATGGCTTGGCTTTAGTCGAGCGGCTACTCCCGAAATTCGGTCCAATCGTGTAAACGCTGGTGGTGGTGCATTAGCACTTCCATTTCCACGTCTTGCGATTAACCGAATTGGAGATAGAGTAGGAATCGACAATGATTTCAATCCTCGCGTGTGGACGCATCCTGCTCAGATTCAGGCATACGAGGAAATTGGTCAGCTTGTAATCATGATTCAGAAGGCTGCAAAGGATGAGTCTCTGAACATGTATTTCGGCAATGGTAAGGGTTCCGGTATGCAGATGGCCGGTTCCAATGTTACAGGTTCCTTCAATTGGGACCGCACTCGTATTGACTTTGTCGTTGACGAAGTGTGGGGCCGTGGGGAAATCCTGCCTATCGGATTCTATACCACCGATGGGCGTAAGATTTTCGAAATCCGTGGTCCTTCGGGTGGTGTTGTAACCGCTGACATTTTCTATATGGTCAATGGTATGCAGACATTCGTGTCGAATCCTGCTGCCACTGCCTTTATTGATACGTTGGCGGTTCCATCAGGTTACTAAGGAGAGTATCATGGCAGTATCAAAAGACCTCTCCTTTCAAGACCTTTCGACTGTTGCAGGTCTGCAATCGCCGAAACCTCCAACTATTGCTTCGGCTGCAACTATTGCCCCTATCACGTTTTTGACGTTGATTTCGGGCACGGTTGCAATCGCAACGATTACACCTCCTGCTGATGGAGCACACTTGCTGTGCTTTATCTTCACGACAACTACACCTGTGGCGTTTACCACTACGGGAAACATCAACCATGTGGCAACGCCTACTCAGAATCTTCCGATGTTCTTGGTATTCAATCCGAATACCGGGAAGTATCATCCGGGAGAGGTAACTACGTAAATGCCTAATGTAGCGAGTCAGGTTGACATTTCAAAAGCCTTAGCCATTGGGGGATGGATGGCTGAGAATGAATTAATCTGGCTCGCTACACAAGCTTTAGAAAGAAAACTGATTGTAGAATTTGGTTCATTACATGGTCGGTCAACAAGAGCTATGGCCGATAATAACAAAGGAGTTATTTGGGCTGTAGACCCTTGGGCTGGTGATTATTATAATGAAGAAGGAAATGCTATTCCAATTACTACGTATGTGATGCCTTACTTCATATACAATTTGAATGACCATGTTAAAACTCAGCATGTCATTCCGGTTCGTAAATTTTCTTATCAGTTTTCACTAGACTGGCCTGTAGATATGGTTTTCATTGATGGGGACCATAGATACGAGACAGTAGTGAAAGATATTAAGAAAGGATACGAGCTATTGCGAACTGGCGGTTTAATTTGTGGTCATGATTATGGTCATCCATCATGGCCGGGAGTTAAACAAGCTGTTGATGAATTAGTCGGAACTGTTCAAATTGAAGGGACAATATGGTCAGCAATAAAATCATGATTAGTGTTCAGACGGGTGAATACGCTCGACGTGCGGATTTTTACGATTATTTCTTTCTATTGGATAAACCAGCGAATGCGTTGGCTATGCCAAATCATGACCGTTCACCTGCAAAGGGACGGAACACTATTATCGAACATTCAATCAAACAGGGTTGCACTCATATTCTGTTTATTGATGACGATATGACTTATGAACCAGATGCACTCGACAAGTTGGTTCAACATGATAAAGACATTGTTTCAGGACTTTATCTTAGTAGGGCGTATCCTCACCAGCCTCTCGTGTTTGACCTTGCTGATGAAGATGGTTCTGCGTGTCCCATGTATCTTTTGGATAAACCGTCGTTGGTTCCAATCGTAGCTGCTGGATTTGGATTCCTACTTGTCAAAACTTCAATCTTTGATAAGTTGGAAAAACCATATATCAGATTGGGGGAACTTAATCCCGAAGAATGGTGTGATGATATCGGCTTTTTCAAGCGCGTAAGAGAAGCTGGTATTCAATCCTATTGTGATATGTCCGTGTGTTTGGGACATATTGGCACAATGATTATCAAACCCAAATACGAGAAAGGACAATGGTATACTGTTTACGACACTAATGGCACTGGCGCAATTATGAGTCCTCAGATTACGCCAGCAGTCGCCTACGAATTCCGAAAGGATAAATAATGGCATCAGTATCAGTAGTTCAAGCAGAATTAGAAATGCTAAAGGGTGACAAAAAAGCCCTAATGCAGAAATACTCGGAACAACAGCAGGCTATCATCAAAAAATACGGTGGGAATTTCACTGATGTTCCCCCGGATAATAATGGTGAATATGCCGAACTTCAAAGCAGAATTCAAATTCTGCATGGGATGTTATAATGGAACTTACTGAACCAATTGAATCTATTAATAAACAACTAGTAAGCTTATTCGGTATCGATTCCGATACTGGTAGACCCATGTTCCGTGTTGTAAGTTCATGGGACCAGTATGAGAAACGGCTATCGAATGTAACTCCTGAAGGCTTCAAATTACAACTTCCAATTGTAATGGAAAAGCCTAAATATGACCAGCGCGACCAAGATTGGGCTGGTAAATATATCCTTGAAAGGTTAGTAATCGTTCCACTAGCCAATCAAGAAGAACTTCCTACTTCTGGAATGTCATACGAACCACTGTGGGTGTTTAAGGATAATGCAAATAATCCTTTACCTCCGCGCGTGGATGCGTGCAAACTAGTTATCGACACTATGTATGCCGCGCTTGGTAAAAAGAGCATGGCTAAATATGTTGACCCTGATAATGACCCGGAAGTGGCATTAGCAGACAAAATGAAAAGAGTTTCTGATTTAGAGGAACAACTATTTGGGGATGAATCTTCACTGTTACTGAGAACTGTAACAGGTGAAGCTGTAGGCTATACTGGTGAGCCCAAAATTATTACACCAGTCAAGGGAGATGAATAATGTCAGGAGCAGTAGGAGCTTTTCCGGGAATCAATGACTGGAAGCGTAGGACTATTCGTGGTCCTATCAATCCACTAGATAAGTCAACTGTTATCTCGATATTCCCAAAAGATATTGAAGAAAAGAAATGCACTATTCAACCTGGAATTTTCAGAATTCCTGCGGGAACGATTGAAGACCCTGGAATTCTGATTGTTGGTCCCTCGTCATGGTGGAGAGATATTGACGAAGACCAGCCACTACTTGAAATTCCTGTCAGTTCAATTACTATCGCCGATTCTGTCGTGCGAGATTATTTGAATGGGTATCTTGCGTGCAATATGGATTCGCATATGCCCGGACTATTTTACGTCATGGGATGTAAAAATAATGCGAAAGGTGAACCTGATGTTCTTGCAACTAAGGAATGGATAAAGAAAGAATATAAAGGTGAGCTTGAGAAAGCACGCGCTCGCCAAATGAACTGGTATACACTACTTATTAAAATGGCTGATTCACTATGGGCGCGTTCCAATGGCAATCCTCTCGCTATTGCTGATGATATGCGATTGGCTGCAAAAGAGTTAAATCTCACAGCCACGAAGGATTGGATGAAAGAATTTCAAATGGTGGACATGGTGCGTTGCAAAGCTTGTGGTTCTCTCAAGAATCCACAATTCCCAATCTGTGCAACGTGTCATTTCCCCGACCCGGAACATCCTCTCACAAAGGATATTCTTGCGGCTAGGGACAAGATGCCAAAGGGGTAAATAGATGGCTGCATCAGATTTAACAGCAGGGCAGGTAATGCAAAAGTCAGCGTCATTGCTGAATGATACTGCCTTGACTAATTATACTTTTGTAGCCCAATTACCCTATCTACAGATTGCACTACAAGAGTTACAGGAAGCCTTTGAACTTAATGGAATTCCTGTAACTCAATTAACATCTGCTGTAATCCAGATTAATGCTGGTGTTACACAAATTATCTACAATGCTGCTGGAACTCCTACAGCACCAGCATTACCAAACGATTTCGTAGAACCACAACAATTGTGGGAACGGACTCGTGATATTAACCCATTTGTTCCTATGACGCGTAGGGATTATCTTCCACATCAGTTGGAAGGGGTTCAATATAACAATTTTCTGTATTTTACATGGAATGACCAGAAAATCACGGTTCTTCCATCTGTGCAGAATAATGATATTAAAATCGACTATATCAAACAATTGTTTGAAGAACTTGTCGATTCAAATTCCCTCATCAATATCGTAAATGCTCGCACATTCCTTGAATATAGAACTGCTGCTCTTTGTGCAGAATTTATTGAGAGGAATCTGACTAGTGCCAATGCGCTCAATGCATACGCTGTTCTAGGTATGGATAGAGTGACTGGAATTAGTTCTAAATCTAAACAAACAATCATGACAAGGAGACGACCATTTAGGTCTAGCTATAAACGTCGTGGTTGGGTAACTTAGTTTCTGGCCCATTAAGGGCTGCCGAAAGGTGGAAATATGAGTTATAGTGTCGGTCAAGGACAATTCTCTCCGCGTGGGAATATGTGGGCAATGATTAAGTCATTGCTCTCAGCACAGGGTTCCATTAACGCGGG